AAACTTTCAATAGTAGCATAAGCTTCTTCTAATTCTTCTTTTACAGAATCATCTTTCTTTTCTTCTTCTGTTTCTTCTACTTTAGATTTTTGGTCTTCGTCTTCCATTTCTTTTAATGTAGCGATTACTTCATCTAAGTCAAATTCTGGGTCATCGGAATCATCTTCTTCAGCTTCAGGCTCTTCATCATCATCAGACATATCGTCTTCTTCTGATTCGTAAGTTTCATCAGTTGGTTCTTCTGGTTCAGCACCATCCATACCATCCATTTCAGCTTCTAATTCACCGATTACTTTTTGTAAATCTAACTCATCATCATCTTCTTCACCTTCCATAGTTTCATCAGTTGGGTCAGTCTCCTTAGACATTTCTTCACCTTCTTCTTCAGCTACGTTTGGTTCTGTTTCTTTTTCTTCTTCACCTTCTTCTTCATCTTCGTACAAGTCATCATCATTTTCGATATCAGATGAATCGTTAGAATCATCAGATGGTTCAGAGTTGTCGCCAGAACCTAAATCAGATGAATCCAAATCTTCTTCTTTTTTATCGTTATGATAATCATCATTGATATTATCATCGTCATCAGATTCTTCTGATTCTTCAGATAATTTCGCAGAAATCATTGATTGAAGTTGAGGAGTAAAAGCTTCTTCCAAAGCGAGTTTTGCATTTGCAAGAGCAGTTTCTTTAACGGCCTTAGCATCAGCAATAGCTTCAGATAACAAATCTTTTCTATTTGCCATAATTGTTCTCCTAAATTGTTTTTTGGAAATAAGATTATTCGGAATCTTAATAGATATTATTATTTATAATAAATTTAACCACACATTGGGGAGTGGTATATTTTCTCTACAATAAGTATGTAGTATTATTGGAAACACTAAAAAAGTGTTTACTAATAATTTTCGAATTGATTTCTTCGCCATTCGGCTCTAATCGCATCTGCTTTTTGTTTTCTTTTAATGACTGATGGTTTGAGGTATTCTTTACGAGCTTTCACTTCATCCATCTTACCACTATCTTTAATTTTTCTTTTAAATGTTTTGAGAGCTAACTCAATGTTACCATTCACAACTTTAACTGCTAATGAGTTACCTGGTATTTCCATATCTTCTTTTCTAATTCGTTTGTAATTCTTTGGTTTTTCTTGCATGTAATATTATATAAAAAAAATACACCTATCACATTATTGTGGTTAGGTGTATATAAATATCAAAAATATTTTAGTAAACTTAAAAATCTTTATCAGATGCTAATTTATGTTTTTTTAATGCTGATTGTAGTTCTTTTAAAATACTACTATTAATTAAAATAGATTTACCAGATGCATTATCAGTAACATAAAGACTTGGAGTAAATGTAAATTGTTTATTAGAACTTTTCATTTTAGATAATTTTTTAACATAATTAGTTAATTCAATTATTCTTTCTTTTGTAAATGGAACATTAACTCCAGTTTCTGATTGTACATAATACAATCCTGTCTTAGTGTCGTAATTACCTTCGTTTACTGATTCAGTTACTCCTTCAGATAAATCATCAATACCATCTTTCATATCTGAAAATAGTTTTCCAAATTGTCTTTGTTGTTTGGAATTTAATTTTTTAATGTTCTTTAGATGTTTCTTTACCATATAAGATAAATCAACTGAAATGTCTTGTAATATATCTGAGTAATCCATTGTGGTTATCCTATTTTCTTTAGTGAATGAGTTTCAGTTGCAATCCAATTCTTTTCAACACCAGCCATTTTAGCTGCTTTCTTAATAGCTTCAACTGTATTTCTTGCTTTTACTTTATATACATTTTTCTTAGATAGTTTAACACCACCAAGATTCATATCGGAAAATCTCATTTCCCAAGTTGAAAAACCTTCGTTGATTTTTTCTTCTTCTACTACTTCAGATTCGTTTACTTTTTTATTCTTAACTGAATTCATCATCTCTTTTGCTGATACTTTCATCTTCATTAATTTAGATGATGGTAGTTCACCATATCCGAATGATTCATTTAACATAGAAGTAAGTTTCATTGATTTAGATTCATTAGTAAATTCTTTGGCATTTTCCTTATCATCCTTATCGACACCCTTTACAGGATACTTTTTACCATCGACTTCAAATTCACTATCACCATTTGCGATTGCTTTTGCTCTAGCGGCTCCGAACTCATTTCCTTCGGTTGATAAATCAGCAATTTCATAATACTTCTGTAATGTTTCACCGATATCATCATATGATGAGGTTAGTCTTTGTTCTAATGTAACAACATCTCTTAAAGTTTTTTCAAATACTTTAAATGATTCATTCATTCTCTTTACGTGTCTTCCAACTGTAATTCCATCAAATGAACCTTCAGTTTCTTTAACCATATGTTTACTAGCATTTTCTACTACACTTTTGATTGATTCATATACTTCAGCTAATCCGTCTTTTCTGTATATTGATTCACCAAATGTTCTGTATGATTTAACCGCTTCTAAGAAAGCCATCTTTTCTTCATTTGTCATTTCGTTTTTATCTTTTGAAAAATCTTCTTTTACAAATGAAGTGTGAAATGGATTTGAATAAACTTTACCACTTTCAAATGATTCTTTTAATAAATCTTTTAATTTAATAGAAACGTTTTCATTTTTGGTAGATTTTATTGCAGCTGCTAAAGCAGTATCTACCTTTTCTAGACCGGCATCAGGATTAGTCAAGCTCATATCATCTATTGTATCTCTCATAGCATCTACTCGTTGTATATCCTCTTCAGTAGCATGACCTGATTGTAAAAGTTCAACCATATCACGAATATTGTAAAGTAAACGTGGATTATCTGATAACTCTCCAGCATACCTCAAATCGTCTAAATCTTCTTCCGCCTGGTCATAATCTAAATGAACCAGTTTTGGTTTTTCACCTTTAGGTTTATCCTTTTTAGGTTCATCCTTTTTAGGTTCTTCCTTTGAAGGTTCTCTGTTTGGTTCATCCTCTGCATCTGATTTAGCTTTTGCTATATCATCTTTGGATGGTGGTTCGTGTTTTGATGGGTCAGCATTTTTTACAGCATATGTATTTCCCGTCTTTTTGTTTTTAACATAAACATCTTCGGATAGTAAGTCTTTTAATTTCATTGTGTTTCCCTTTGATTCTTTTATTTTTCTTTTAGATGATTCGTTTTTTTCGCCATATTCTTTTTCGTTTGCCATACTGAAGTCATCATTCTCTACTACTTTTTCTAACATCTCTCCCAATTCTGCTAATTCATCATTAAGTTTATCTGAAAATTCCATTGTCGCATCTTCATCACCAGAATCTTCTGCTTTATTTAATTTTCTTTCAAACATTCCTGCTCTATACGACATTCTTTCTAAATTAGATTTAATACTTTTTAATTCATCAGTTTCACTAAAATCATTTTTATCTAATAAGTGTTTAATTGCTTTTTCTGCTTCTTCCCCACCCATCATATTGATGTCTTTAGCTAACATATCAGCGTGGTCTTGTCCTGTAGTATCGTCATCGAAATTACCATCTACTAAATTTTTACGTTGTTCTGCTTTAGCTTCTGGCGAATCAGTTTTTGGTTCTCTGTTTGGTTCATCCTTTGCATCTGATTTAGCTTTTGCTATATCATCTTTGGATGGTTGTTCGTGTTTTGATGGGTTTGCATTTTTTACTTTATAAGTGTTCCCAGTCTTTTTGTTTTTAACATAAACATCTTCGGATAGTAAGTCTTTTAATTTGATAGTTCCCTCTATTTTTATTTCCATCATCTTCTTAGCCTCAGCTTCGATTTGTTTCTTAATCTTAGATGGAACTTTTTTATCGTAATACTTTATCTTACCTTTGTTATCAATGTGAGCTACATTTTTGTAATCACCTTTTTCTTCTTCAGCTTTATTGTAAACAGTTAATCCGTTTCCTTTACGAGCCATTCCGATATCGTACTTAGCTTCATTCACCTTCATTGATTCATTAAAACCTCTTCCTTTTCTATCATCACCTGTAATATTTTTGATATCAGATTTGGCCATCATTCTTTTTAATCTTCCACCTTTTAAAGCTTCTATTGCCGCCTCATAATCTTTTATGTCTGATTTGTTTTTTAGATGTGGTAATATATTTTCTTCACCATACTTAGCGAATTCATCGGCCGACATATTTTTTAAATTATCTTTAATATCATCCATTGATGGTTTCTTACTACTAGGTTCTTCCTTTGAATCTTCTTTAGCTTTTTTAATTTCACCTTTAGATGGTGGTTCGTGTTTTGCTGGGTTTGCGTTTTTTACCTGATAAACATTACCTGTTTCTTTATTCTTAACGTAAACATCTTCACTTAATATATCAGTTAATTTCATTTATTATCTCCTAAATAGCACAAACACCATCAATTTCACAGATGATATCTCTTACTAATGTATTAATTTTCTTATATGATGGAGTTTTACTCTTTCCAACTACCGATTCGTTCATAGGTCTCATAAATGCACCATGTGTTGATGGGTTTGATACAAAATCCCAACAAATTAAATCAAAATCATCTTCTACAGTAACAGTTTTACCATTACTAGCTTCTTTTACAGAACCCATACCTCTTGAAGAGATACCAACAGTACAACCTGCCTCTAAAAGTTCTTTAAGGATGTTCCCTGCTGGAGTTTTAAGTACTTCTACCTTACCCATTACATCATCACCCTTCCAATATACTTCTCTGATGATATGTGAGGTATTTTTTAGTTCAACTACCGAAGATTCAGGATGGTCTAACTCACCAAAAGCCCTATTTTCTTTAATTTCTCTACCTTTGTATTTTTCCACTTCTCTTTCTAAGATTGAACGTGGATAAACTCTACCATTTTGGTTTTCAGCTTCAGCACGTTGTAGGACACCATTAACAATCAATCTACCATTGTTATCTTCCAATGATTCGTTGATTTGCCTCTTAGTCATAGTAAAAGGAATTGTATCTATAAGTAATCTGCCCATTATGCTCCCCAAACTTTACGTTTTCTATATAAATCAAACATGATTTGTGCTACTTCATATCTTATAAGTAGACGAATGTTTTCCAAATCCTTATTTGAAAGTTCTTCTTTTAATATTTTTTTGTCTGAACTCACGATGATAACTCTTTTAAGTTTCTAGCTACTTTTAACATACGTTCTGAAATCTTACCGAATCTTTTTTGAGTTGATTTCCAATATTGTCCATTATGAACACCAGCTTCAGTTTTCAATTTAGCGTTTTGATTAACGATTCTTTCTAACTTAAACATCATACTATTGATTTCTTTAATCGAATGATTAATCTTCTGATGTTGTTTTAGATTTTCATCTCTTTTGAAATCTTTATAAGATATTTCGTTGATTTTATTCTCTAACTTACGTTCTAATGATTCTAATTTAGCAGTGTTCATCTTTTTTTCTTTTGATTTCTTATACCCTAATACTTCAATATGGTCATCATCCAAATCATCCTCATCTTTACTCTTTGAAAATGCATTAGGAGTTTTAATCGGTCCTTCACCACCATCTAAGTTACCAGTTACGTTTGCTTCTTCGATTTCTTCAAACTTTTCTTCTATTTCTTTTATAAAACTTTTCATTTGAATACCCTTTTTAACTCATTATGTAGTTCGGTGTATCTTAGTAATGATAAAATCTGAGATTCTGTAATTACTTTTGATGATTTTACTTTGGTGATTAGTTTTAATACTTCGTTTACTTTAATTTTAGTAACTTTATCAGTAACTTTAATTAAATTAATATTTTTTGATAATGAGTTACATTCTCTTACTACAAATTTCTTTAATTTTTCAGAATTATCAACTGAGTTTATGTATTCTCTAAGAATATCTTGTTGTTTATCAGTTAATGTAGTGTATTTGTTGTTAAAATTCTCAACCAACATTTTCCAAGCAAGTAATCTTACTTCTTTTGGCTGTTTAGAATACTCTTCGTTAATAGTAGATACAACTTTATCAGTATTTTGTGATTTACCTGTTAAAGATTCCATTAGTGTGGATTTACATTCTACATATTCTTTAGGATTATCCGATGTAGTGTGTTCGAATAACTTATATATAGATGCATTCTCTTTATAGTTATTAACTCTATACTTAAAGAAATCTTCTATTACAAAATTTTTCTTAATTGCTTTAATTAAATTGTATTTTTGTCTACTTAATGAAGATTCGTTTAATTTTGTTCTCTCATTTAGAATAATGTTTACAAATTCAGAGGCTTTATATTCAGACGTGAAATTTTCTTCAATAAATAACTTATATAATCTAAGTTCTTTAGCTAATTCTGTATTCTTACTGAAATGTTCCTTAATGATTTTAGTAGCTACAGAATCTCTGTTGTTTAAAGTATCAGTAGCTATCTGTCTAACCAATAGTTCGAACAGAATTCCTGTATTTTTGTATTTACTGTGTTTTAATTTCTTCATTATTCACCTCTAATTATGGTAGAGTAACCTATATATTTGTTAATAAATATCCTAATTATTAGAATTCAGTATATTTTCTTCATCTAATAATGAAGAAGTTTCATTTGTACTGTCTTCTTTTAACGATTCTACTATAATATTTCTACTTTTTCTTTTAGTTTTCATATTACCTAAGAATGCATCAACTTCTTTTTTATTACGAACCGTATATGATTCTTTCTGTGATAAGGCCTTTCTACCAATTGGGTCTCTACCAAATGGATTCTCATCCGTTTGATAATTGCCACTTTCTTTAGGTCTACCCGCTCCTTCAAATCCACCCTCTGGTGCTCCCCCCTCTGCTGTTGGGAATCCTGCGTTTGCTCCACTATCATCACCACCTTCACCACTTTGTTGTAATGTTGCTAAATCATGTGGAGTACCAAACGATTCACCAGTTTTAATTGGGTCATTACCTTCTTCGGCAAGTTGGTCATGTCTAAATCCTAATTTAATATCATTAAGAACATTATACTGTTCTTTTTTCCACTCATCATCACTCATATTAAATATATTTTTATACATCCATTCTTGTGATAACATTTTTAAATCTTTCATATCAGAAACTAAAGATACTTTTTCAGACCAAAGGTTTGCTTTCTCTTGCTCATATATAATAGATGGATTAGTAAGTTCTAATTCAAAGTTTACTAATTCTTCATCTGTATATCCTTGTGAATATAAGTGTACTACCGCAATCTTAGTTAATTCTGAAAGTACAATCTTTTGGATTCTTTCTACAGAACGAGCAAATCTAATATCTTCTTGTGCTAATGTTGCTTTACCTTCAACACCTTCTTCGTATCCAATAAATGCTTTTGGAACTTTAAGTGCTGCTAACATTCTATTCTTTAGGTATTCAATATCATCAATACCACCAAATTCCATTCCACTTAATGTATCAATCTCAGTACCACTAGCACCACCTCTCACAGGTAGATAGTAATCTTCTAACATATTCTGCATATTGAATTTAAGATTGTAATCACCAGTAGTTTCATTTACATATGGTATTTTCTTCATCTGGTCTATGATGTTTGCCATATAAGAATCAACCTCTGCAGGTGGAATGTTTCCAATATCAATTTTAAATACTCTTTTTTCAGGTGCTCTCATAATTCTATGAATCATCATAGCATCTTCCATAAGAGTTAATTGTTTCCAAGTCTTTCTTGCACCTTCTAATAGTGAACGACCATAAGGAAGGAAGTTAGTATCTGTTAGTAATCTAAAATGACCTACCTGAAATGATTCTAAAAACTTAGTATTGTTTCTTTGTGAGATTGCGTTTGTGTTTTGTTCTTCTACTTCGAATCTTACTGAGTAAGGATTATCTAAATCATACCCTTCTTCTCTTCTAGTTTCATATACAGATAGTGGTTGTGCATTTACAACACCTAACTCATCATCAATATCTAAGTAAACATAATAATCACCATATTTGTTCATACCCCTTACCCAAGACCAAAGATTGAACTCAATGTTTAATACATCATAGAATAAGTTGTGTAATGTTTTCTTTATCTTCTCATCTGTTGATTTGATACGAAGTACATCACCCATATCATTTTTAAGTGTACATTCATCTGAGTATATATCTAAGATAGATGATATAATGGAATCTTTATCCATTGCTTCATAATCTGTATATAGTTCTAATTTGTTTGAATGGTAGTTAAACCTTTCATTGTATGTTTGCCAATTCTTTCTTGAGTTAGAACCATGCAATCTTCCATACCTATCATAATAAGCTGAACCTCTACGATTACCATCTCCTTGTAATCTAGAAGAATCTACTACCTTTAATTTATCTTTACCGACTCTCCTAACAACTACCTGAGTTGAGAATAATCTCTTTAATCTACCGAATAACGAAGTATCTGCCATAATTTTTTCTTTATTATCTACTTATAATCTATAAATATACAAAAAATATTTTTAATATCCAAATTTTAGAGTAACCAACTTATATCTTCATCACCTCTACCTGTTTTCATTGACCAGGATTGTTTGGCGACCTGTGGAGTTGTTTTAAATACTCCACTATTTTTTGATGTAAGTTGTAATGCTCTTTTATTTAATTCAATACCTTGTTGTCTTAATTTCAACGCCGTATCTCTTACCCACAATGATGTTGAAAATGATATTGTTAAATCATCATTATAACCTTGTTGAGCTTCGGCCCTACTACCGTTCCATATAAATGTAAAAAGTTCATCAATTAATCGTTTAGAACGAATAATAGGAACTCTTTCTCTCATATAAGTATCTAATTTTGAGATAACCAATGGACGTGTTCTACTTGTCATTGAGAATCCAGGTACCATTTGTGATTTATCTTTTAAATCGTAACCTTTTTGTAAATGTATATCACCATCTGTATATCCAAATTCTTTGTATGAATAATATAGATTTGAATAATTTCTATCTATTGCCTCTTGAATAGATGCCCAACCAATGTTAGCGTTTTCAATAACTAAGAGTGCATCATTCCATTCGGTGGCAACATTCACTAACATATTACCATACTCCTTAGTTCCTATCTTACCTTTGTACTCAGCAACTTGCTCTACACTCTCTACATCAATAACGTGAAATGCTGAGTAATCTGCACCATCACCTCTCGCAACATCGGCCACTACTATATAATCTCTTGTATAGTTTGGTTGTGACCATAACCAATAATTTCCATCGAACCCTCTTTTCTCAACAGGTTCTTGTACATGAGTTTCTTCATACCATTTTAGAAGTTGTCCATCTACAACTGTATAACCAGATGATATAAAATCACAATCACATTCCTGTGCTGCCATCTTCTCACCTAATAGTTGAGTTTGTTCTGCTCTCCACTTTTCATTTCTTTCAGGATGTACAGTCCAATGTAATTTGATTGGATTCCAACCATCACCTTCTTCACCCTTTAACCAAGTTTTATGAAAGAAGTTACCAACACCATTTGGAGTTGATAGCACGATTGCTTTACCACCAGTTGATAATGTAGATTGAGCTGATGCCCATATCTCATCAATACCTTTAATGAAGGCACCCTCATCTATAATCAACATTGATAATGCTTCAGAACGACCCGCATCACCACTAGCTGATGTTGCTTTGATTGTTGAACCATTTCGTAATCGTAAGGATAGTTTGTTATCTTCTTCGGTATCACCTCTTAACCAACTCGGTAAATTCTCATGCATATACCTAACTTTAGTAACTAAGTTTTTAGCTACCTCTTGTTTAGTTGCAATTACCAATATGTTTTTATCTTCGTGAAATAACATCATCCATAAAGAATAACCTGCGGATAATGTTGAGATACCTAACTGACGTGATTTAAGAATTACATTGTATCGGTGAATATCAAACTCACCCATAACATCTTCTTGAAAAGGATACAAATCAAAAAGAATTTTACCTCTTTTTGGATGTTGTATATAACAGTACTTTTTGAAAAAGTAAACTGGGTCTTTAGCACACTTAACGTACTCTTCCCTAATAAGTTCTTTTATGTTCTTACTCATTTCTTTCCCAATTTCCAAAGAAACTGAGTAGATAAGATTGGTTGAAATTGGTCATTCAATCCGATTCCTAATCCAAACGCCTGTTTCTTCTTTGTTCTGTACAATATCGAACCACCAATATAATTAAATTGTTTTGATGTTCCATTTAACCCGAATCCTACATAGAATTCTCTTTGGTTAATATACTTCGTTTCCGTTACAGTTGTTGTAGGATAGATTAAATCGTAGAATATTTTTCTTGATAAAATTTTGTTTTGAGAGATTGTATCTTTAATTGTTAAGTTTAAAGAATCTAGTTGTTGAAAATCTTCATAAACATATTTTGCGAAGTAATCCTCTAAAATAGATAGAGTATCAATTTTCTGAGTTAACCTAATGGTATCAATTTCAGTTTTGATTCTAGTAACTATTTTAGGAACGTATTTTGTAACTTCTTTAGTAATAGTGTCGTATTTCGTTTCTACTTTTGTGATAATAGTAGGCTCGGATGGAGTATCACTTACTCCACCTGTACCACTACACTGTCTTAGAAAAATTATTACTATAATTAATACTAAGATTATCAGATTCTTAAAATTTCCGAAATACTTTTCCATCTACTACCTTATTTCTTAGTAGCTGGTTTTCTTTTTTTGTTTGCAGGTTTTCTACCTTTTCGTTTTCCACCTTTTGCAGCTTCAACAACATCTTTAGATTGTTTTGCTAAATTCTTACCAGCAGCTTTAACGTCTTTAAGTTCTTCTTTAACTCTTTTAACTCTACGTTTTACTTCTGATTTTACTTCAGCTACATCTTCTTTGATATCTTCTACAGTATCTTCTACTACATCAGGAATAAAATCTCCATCTCTATCTTTGATTTTTCCAGTGTATAATAATACTAAATAAGTTGCTACTGCAACACCGATAACTAATGCTATGATTAATAATGTACTCATAATTTGCCTTTTTAAAATTAAACTTCTATAATAAATATGGTAATATAATTAATAAACCTATCTACCACTTTCTACAAGACCAATATCTTGCCTTCCATCGTGGTCCAGGTGAATCACAATTCATTCGTGCTCTAAATGATTTACGAGCTCCAGGATTTCCCTTTTTGATAGTCATTCCTTTTTGGCCAAAGTTTACTTTTACTACGTTACCTTTAGCGTTTTTTACATACACTTTAAACTTCTTAACATCGCCTTGTGAAATTTTACCAAGTTCAACTTTTCTACCTTGATACTCCGCTTCATTTATATCAACTTTGTATGATTCAATAAATTCTACGAATTCTCTTATATCTTGTCCGTTTTCTACATCATACTCAGTTATATTTTCTTTCTTCATAAGTTTGTATGATGTGTGTCCCATCATTACGATACCACTCTTAACAAACTTATCTTTATTAGATTGTTTTTTAAGTGCATCATATACTTGAACCATTAGGTTTGCTGAATTCATATCAACTCTTACCTTCTTACCACTCTTAGTATCTTTAATCAAATCGTTTTGTTTATCTTTTACGATTTTTCTTAATTGAGTAATTACTTCAGGTTCTTTAGCTTCGTTTACTGATTCATCAATTGCCTTTGGGTATGGAGTATTCTTTGCTAACTTTAAAAGAGTTTGTAAATCCGATGATTTATTTCTATTGTACTTATCTGCGTTTTTTTTATTTTTGAAGATAGCTGATACTTTCTTTCCGTTATCATCAATCATAATGATAATACCTTTTTTACCAAAGTGTCTTTCATCGAATACGGATATACCTTCGTTTACTGATTCGTGCATATCTTCGATAGAAGCTGCCATATCACCAATTGCCATAGTTACGTTTCCGTTTCTCTGATATAGATAATACTTAACACCTTTTGGATTCGCTGGATTTTGTAGAATGATTCTTTCTACTTTTTGTTTACCAACTAAAGTTTTTCCTTTGGATACTACAAATTCCTTTTCAACTCCACCCCTCATTGATGAACCATACTTAATCGTAATCTTATCACCTTTTTTGAGTTTATCGTAAACCTTTAATCTTTTTTTCATATCCATAGATTTAGCTTCGTTTACCGATTCTTTGAGTACCATTAATATAGTATCATCAGCAGTTCCACTTTTTCCTTTTGGTGCTAAGAACTTAACTTTCATCTTTCCTTTTTTACCCGTCTTAACATCTTTACCAACAAGTATTCTACCACCCGCACTCCAAGGGTCAATGTAATCTACTTTGAAATGTTTATTTCTACCTGTTACTATTACATCACCATCTTCAATATCTTTAATATTCTTTTTAATTACTTTGGCTTCGTTTACTGATTCTTTAATAGATTTTGCCCAATTACTTAAATCTTTAGATGTCTTTATTGTTCCGTTTTTAATAGCTTTGGCAAGAGCTTCTTTATTCTTTGGAGATAAAGATTTTTCTAATTTTCTTACTTCTGCATGTCCTAATGATGCTTCATCTACTGATTCTTTTGTAGTTCTCCAACCACCACCCTTCTCTTTATACCACTTTGATGCGAATGCGTTTGCATATGCTGATGGATATACATCGTATTTTGCTCTTGCGGCGGCGAGAGCTCTACTCCAAAGTTCTGGATTAGTTGGTTTGTTTTCTTCTGTAAGTTCTATTACTCTTTCTTCTAACTTTTTACCTTCAACTGATTTTGTGATTGTATCAACGTGTCCTTGTATGTAAGAATGTTCTTTTTCCAATCCCATCATCTTACCCATCTTCATAATGTTCTTTGCTATATTCTTAGCAACCATTACATAATCTTTATCAGGACTATAACCATCTCTACCAACGTGTTCTTCTATAAAGAAAAGTGCATCTTGTAATCTTACACTTCTTTCAGCCATATCCATATCAACACCCTTAGATTCTATATCACCATATAGTGATGATGCACCAGGACAGACGTGAAAATATTTAGTTTGATATTCACCTATCTTAATTTCTTCTTTATCATTTTCATCTTCGTTTGACATATTTTCTCTTGTACCACTCATATCTTCATAATCGTAAGAATGAGTTACTTCTTTAATATATTGATTTACAAAGTTTCTAAGATTTTCATTTATACCTTCTTTAAGTGAAGATACTTTAGCACCTACAGGTCCACCAATAAACATTGATACCCAATATGAGATAGCATCTATGATATCGTGCCCATCCCATTTTGCTGATTTAGCAATTGGTGCACCATGATTCTGTTCAAGTGAATCTTCCCAATCTTTTCTACCGGCATATTTGGATTGATTTGCTTTAGGGAACATATTTGATACCCTCTTAGCTTCACTATGAAAGTTTGCATCTCTTAATGCACCCATTAGAATATGTTTTATTCCATGATGTACTGCTGGGTCTGAACCTTTAAGCCCTTTGAAATATGCATCTAAATCTTTTTTAACTTTTTTATTTAATCTGGTATTCATTATTATGCCCCTGTCTTACTATTAGTTGGTTTTTTACCTTTAGTTCGGTTTCCACCTTTTTTAGAATCTCCTGCTTTCTTTTGGTCTGCTCTTTTCTTCTTTACAAATGTAGCTCTACCTTTAGGTCCTAACTTATTGGCCTTTTCTTTTGATAAACAAGCGGCATATGCACCACCTTCTTTACCATCACCACACTTACCTAACTTCTGACCATCACTTCCATATCTATCCCATCCACCACCTGAGGTAGTGCCTTTTTTTCCTTTACCAAACCACTGTCTTAAATCCTCATTCATAAGATTTTGAGTACAAAGATGTTCGTATAAATCAGACACACAAAACTCAACACATAGTGATGAGTCTGTTCCATTAGAAGAATAAGATTCAAATCTTTTTTGTAAATATTCTTTAATCTGTTGTTTGTTCATTTTTAAGTTTTCCTATAAAATCAGTTTTAAACTTTTTAAAGTCTTTATCAATTTTTTCTTCTAACTCAACTTCACTCATTCCTTCGGCCCATTCTTCAATAGAACCATCTTCATTTACGAATGATGCTTTCAACGTTGTTTTTAAAACTTCTTTTTCTAACTCAGCTTGTTTTAACCAAGCTTCAGCATTAGATAACATCTTTTTTCTCTCATACTCTTCGTACTCACCTTTTTGTTTTAAATCATATTCCATTAAGGTAACACAATCTAAACACATACCATGTATAGCTTTCATTTTTAAGTCGGCCGTACCTGGTTCGGTCATAGTACAAGTTTCTTTGTTACAATTAGGAAATGATTTTAACTCTTGTCTGAGTTTAGCCATTTTCCCAACTTTAACTTTATAACCTTTTCGTTGTTCCCACTTTTGACCTTTATCATCAGTCCAAGTTTCACCAACTTCTCTTTTTACAAATACTTTATCAGTAAATGAGATTGTTTTCTTTGTTTGGGTTTTGTGTTCCCCACCTAACATCTCTTTTACTGCTTTAATATTTTTTAACTTTGCCATAACTTTATTTTTATATAAATATGAGAATTTTATTTAAAAGTACATTAATCCTAATATCTGATTCAATGATGCGAATGTACCAGTTAATTTATATGTTCCACCTTTATATGTGAATACGATTCCTTCGTTTGGTACAATCTTATCTTTACCACCTACTGCGGCCAATCTTTCTAATTCCATTCTCAATTTTGCAATCTTCTTTGGGTCTCCACTTTTTTGAACTGCCTTTACAGTTTTATCTAATTCAGATTTCATAGTTCTAAGTGCTTTATCAGGATTAACTGTAAGTGCTGAACTCATAAATGAAAGTACATCTGCACCAACACCTAAGAATATATCTTCAAACTTTCTAAGGTTTTGTTTAGATATTTTTGCTTTATCTTGTTTATCTGTTTTGGTTGCCCATGCTAATACTTTAGAATCTGAAATATTCTTTTTGTTTAATCTAAATGAGTTATCAAAGAATGCCCATCGTTTAACTAATCCCATTTTGGTTTTGTTATCTAATGTAGCTGGTGAATTCTTATCAACATACTGTTCCCACCATGCTTGATGGTAATCAGCTACACCATTAGAATCTTTTAGTTTAAATTCTTTTTGGATTTTGTTTAATGCTGAGTGATATTTACTTTGTTTTTTTGAGAGTTCTTCTGATTGTGGTAACTTAACTACAGGTGGTCCTTGTATTGTGTAATTATCTTGTACATCTTGATTTATTTGTTTAATCATACCAGCTAATATTCTTGCTGCTGATGTATCAGCTCCAATTGCCTTCCCATCCATATTATATTGCATTGTTCCATGAAAGACCAATAGTGGTTGTCCATAAGGAATTACATTTACTGATGTTGGGAATATAACTTCTATATTCATAAAGGATGAACCTTGATTGAATATCTTATCTCTTTGTGCTTTTGATAATGATTTGATTGCGTTAGATAAATCTTTCATAGCGAAGTTGTATGCATCTGTTAATCCACCTCTACCTTGAAACTTAGATGCTACTCCACTAATATCCAATGCGTTTTCACCACTATTCTTTAAGTGTCCACCATTACGAGCGGCGATTAAACCTTTATCATCTCTATAACTAATAGCAAGTGCTTGTCCATCTGTTTTTTCTCTTGTGAACTCTAACTTACCATTTAATGCGTTTGATATGATTGTTTTTAAATCACCAAAAGTTAGATTCATATCGGTATCGAATGGGTGAGCCATATGTCCATATGCTCCACCTTCGGTAATCAATCCTTCTTGAATCTTAGTTGTTTTATCATCACCATCTTTTAATCTTTCTTCTGGTGATGGTGTTGTTACAGATGCATCTTTCGTATCCTCAATAGATTCTTCTGCATCTAAGAAATCAATTAATTTATATCCAACTGTAGTTGCTACATTTGTAATATGTTTTGCCCAAGTCTTGTATGCCTGTGAACCTTTTAAATCAATATATCTTTGTGATTGTGCATCTAATCCATCGATACCTGCTGGAAAAAATGATACTGGGTATTTATCTTCTAAACTTCTTTCATCATCAGCATATACGGTATCACTATCATCATCTAATATATAATCAACTACTTGCCATCCCAATCTTTTAGCAGTTTCTTCACCAACCGCTTTATATGATTTAGAATTACCATAAGAAAAACCTGGTCCATCATCTACACCAACTATAGTTGAGGTGGATTCGGATAATAGTTTATTAAAATCAAACGTAGATAGAAAACTTTCCATTTGATTAGTTATTTTACCTAATTTAGTAGTTATAAACTTATATATTTTTGGATTAAATTTACCATCGTATGCTTTTTTGAAACCTTTCTTTTTAGAATCATCATTACCTAACGATAATAATTTTCTAACCTCAGTCCCACTAATACCACCACTTTGAGCTGGTGCTACATAAACATATCCTGTTTCTTCGTATCCTTTTTCAATTCTATCAGGATGATATGGTTCGAAATACTTACCTTTTAATCTATATCTATCTTTTTCACCAACAACAGTTACAAATGCTGTAGTATCTTTATTAAATTTACCTATAATTTCTTTAGGAGCGTATGGGTTTTTTATTTGAACGATTTTAGATGATGATATTCCAAACATCTTCATCATAATCATTTTCTTTTCGTTAAACTTAAATGGTGATTTAAGATTATCTGTTTTATTGGATGTACCAATGTAAACATTATCTCTACCAAACTGTTTTACTAAATGTTCGTAAGTGGCATTATGTCCTTTATGAAAGGGTTGGAATCTACCAGCGTAAACTACTACCTTTTTTTCTATTCCTTCAGTTAAGATTCCCTTAACCCACTCTTTAATTAGTTTTCCCATAGTAATAAATATAGTTTAATTAATTATTAGAACCTTTTTCTAATTTATTAATTCTTTCGGTTAATTTTTCAATCGTATCTGATTGTTCTTTTATAGCTTCAATTAGTAGTGGAACTATCTTTTCGTACTTAACGGCTTTGTATCCGTTTTCTCTTTCAGTAACCACCTCTGGTAGTACTTTTTCTATCTCTTGTGCGATAACCCCTACATCATGTCCTTCGTTTCCATGTATAGTTTTCTTTTCTTCTTCTGTAAGTTCTTTCCAATCAAATTCAACACCTCTGATTTGTAAAACTTTAGATAAAGAACTATCAATGGTTTTAACATTTTCTTTTAATCTCTCATCTGAAGTAGAGTATGCAACAATATCGTTACCAGCATCAATTCTACCATCGGTTGAAGAAGCTGCAACATTTACACCAATCGCATCATCAACTCTAAGTCCGTTAGCATTTAATTGCATTCTCGTAGTACCACCGACTGAAAACCTCAAATCAGCTGCTCCACCCAACCACATACCTGTATCCGTATCTCCAGCAAATGCATATGTTGGTGAAGAATAAGTTCCATCTCCAAACCTAAGTCTACCACCTGTAGGGCCAGATGAAGTTACTAAATTAGTACCATCAAAAGTTAGGTTTGTTTCCACATCAATGTTATCAGTTCCACCATAAGTTACTAACCCATTAGTAGTACTACCATCCATTGAAATATCACTTCCACCACCACCAGATGGTATTGCTTGTGTTGATAATACACCACTAGCGTTGGCAATAACCATTCTGTTTCCACTTCCACTCAAACCTGAAACTGTAAATGCTCCATTGACTTCAGCACCTGTGTTGGTGATACTCATTCTTCGAGTTGAACCATATACAAATTGTAAGTTACCCGCAGAGTTTGTTGTTAAATCATTTGGTGATTCAACTATTTTTGTATTA